TGCCTTCAAAGAGGATGAAGATGCGGCGCGAGTTTGATGTGCCGCTCTCGAAGCAAGCCCTCGAAGCGCTGAGAGGGGTGTGGGAATTGTCGGAAGGGGGAGAGCTAGTGTTTCCCTCCATCCGTTCAAAATCCAAGTCCCTCTCCGAAAATGCGCTCAACTCCGCCTTGAGGAGAATGGGGTACACGCAGGATGAAATGACGGCACACGGCTTTCGGGCCTCAGCCTCCACCATTCTTCATGAGCGAGGGTTTGAGCACGCGGTAATCGAAGTGTGCTTGGCCCACGAAGAGGACGATGAGACTTCTCGTGCGTACAACAGGGCGAAATACTGGCCGCAGCGAGTAGCGCTGATGCAGTCCTGGGCCGACCTGTTGGACGGCTTCAAGACAAAGAAAGCGGGGAGCGCATAGCTCCCTTTTTTATTGCTCAAAAAGAGCCTCCCGCCAAATTGAGCGGGAGGAGTGGGCGCACGGGGAGGAAGTCGTGCGCTAACTGCGTGAGCGGAGCCGTGGGGCTCGTGCTCGGAAGGCCTGACGCATGAGCGTCTTGGTCTTCAAGAACTCGGTCTTGCAGAACGTGGAACAGAAGGCATGAAAGAGCCAACGCTGCCTAACCAAACCAAAGGGGCGGCTACATTGGTCGCAGGCGTTCCTAGCCATGCACCCTCCTTGGGACGTACACGCCGAGCCTTTTGAGGGTTCGGATGACCGTGTTGATGTCCACGTGGTAGTGGTAGGCGATGGCGAGGGGCTTCCAACCAAACTTGTAGAGGCACCCTGCGTTGGCCGCTTTCTGCGGGGAGAGCTTGCATTTCACTCCCCGCTTCATGCCCGCTCCTCCTTTGAGGGGAAGATGGCGTACTGCTTGTGCGGGGGGATGGGGCGGAAGCCGTGCGGGGTGTTTACCCCGACCACGGCGATTTCCACGATGAGGAATTGTCCCTCGCGGGAGATTTCCTCACCCTTGACGTAGGCGACCTGCATCATGCCGCAGACCGTCTCGTTTGCTTCGGCGTTCACGACGATGAGCGCCGTTGCCTTGTCCTGTTGGAGAAGGGCAAGGAAGCGACGAGCCTGTTCAGGCGTGTCGCATAGAAGCCCTTGGCCCCGTTCGACCGTCTGGGCGAACGCACCGCGAGCCAGAAGTAGGGAGCCAAGTAGAAGGCAAAACCCTACGAACAGGAGCAACCAGCTTCCACGGTCTTTCAGTTTCATTTCCACCTCCTTCGAGTAAAGAGGCGAGTGCTGGGTACAGTGCAGCACTCAATTCCGTACTCGAAGACTTCGACCCCTTCCGCCCCGTCTCTCGAACCTAGGAGCGAGAGATAGACGGGGTTCCACTCTTGCCTGCCGTTAGGCAGGGCGGAAGGGGTCGAAGAAAGGAGGGACTATTGGTGGAGGTGAGAGTGCCGCCGTTCTTCCGTAGAAACCCCAGAACGACAAATCAGGAGGTCAGGAGGGAGAACACGGCACAACAGAACCACCTTCCACCAGTAATTATACACCCGTTCTTCATGTAAAGGCGGGCGGAAGGGGATAACCGCTAGAGCTTGCGAATGAACTCAGTGGCCTCGAAGTGTTCTTGCCACAGCTTCTTCGCCTGCGCTCTTGGGTTGGTGCCGAGTGCTCGGGGGTTCGTGCCCGCTTTTCTCAGCGACTTGCGCCGCTTTTTTCTAACCTTCTTTGCAGGTTCAACTATCGCTCCATCTCTTACTGTTGGAAGAAAGCTCATGGTCTTACTTATTGATTAGATTGTGCAGACGCGCTCCCCCTTTCCCCACGAAGCGGAGAAAAGAGGAAACGCAGGTTCTCATTGATTGAGTTGTTGGCCTGTTGTTCGGCATGGCCTAGCCCGCGCTGGAACGGCTATTAGTTTTTTGTCTGTGCCGTTTTAACTCCCCCAGACACACTTAAGGCCGTCTTCGTCAGACGGCCCGTAGTGTGTATGAAGCACGTATGTCGCGCATGTTGCGCCCAGAGAGCATAAAGAAAATTACGCGCTCGGGGCACAATGCAACATGATGATTACATGTCTTCATACGCTCTTCAGTTTAGCACGAATATGGAGCGGTCAACCTGGGCCATGTGGACAACGCTACCCCAGCTTCTTCAACAACCCCTCCGCCTCCTTCTTACTCAACAGCTTCCCCACCATATCCTTTGGCACCTTCTTCGCTGTCTTAGCGTCCAGCTCATACCCTTGGGAGAAATCCTGGGTGGGAGCACCGTGGAGAGAGGCTTTGACACGGGCGGTGAGCAAGTCTCCTGCTTCGATGAGGAAGACCCGAATTGGTTTGTCAAAGGTCAGCCACCACAGGGCCATTGCTATCCCCAGCCTGCTCATTGCCGAGCGTTCGGTGTGCTATGCTCAGAGTATATGGAAACAGGAATTCTTTTAGTCATTGGGGCGCTAGTTGTTGCGTGGATGATTGGGTGGGTGGGGTATGCGGTACATGGAGAGGGGGCGCTTTCATTCGGCATCGGATTATTTATGGCAATCGGCTTTCCGCCTTTATTGCTTGGTCTACTTTTAATCGTGGCAAATGTCTAAAAACAAAGCCGCCGTCGCGCTCGGCAAGAAGTCGTGGAAGAAGCGGAATAGCGCGAAGGAGCGTGCCCGCCTCAAAGAGATTGCAAAGCTAGGTGCGGCTAAGACCAATGCCATTAAAGCCGCCAAGCGTAAGGCGTTGACAAATGGTAAAAGTGGCGTCGAGACAGAGCTGGGGATTACTTCACTGGACGCTTAGCGTTAGGCGAGTAAACTTAGAGACAGAGGCATCCAGTAGGCGGAGCGACGGCAACTTGGACTTTGAGAGCTGGGGCGGAAAAACTCATCAAGCAATTGGTGCGGTTTGCGTCCCGCCTCAGCATTCAAAGCCTGAGCTGTTAGTTAGCTCCGCCTCAAAAGCCTCTGCTCATTCACATAGTTCAAGGAAAGTGGGTTGATGGGGGAAGGTTATAGGCGAGTTAGAGCGGCTCTGGTCGCCCGCATCCGCAAATGCGTTTCCCCACCAGCTCGCTTTCCCTTCATAGACAAGTCGTTCGTGGGTTGCTGGGAGATTTGGGAGCAGCCCCTTCACTAATGCCTAGGCGATTGGCTCCCAGCCGCCCGCGAATGACGAGTGCGATTATCAACTCATTAGAAGACAACGTGTTCAATCTAAGTATTGGGGTTATCTGTACGGCTTTTGCGTTTCTAGTAGTTGCTTTTGGGGACATTACGTGGGCCACGGTAGTAATTGGGTTCTTGGGCGGGTTGAATTTAACAATAGGAGTTTATCAATTAATAAACGAATGAAAAAGTTTGAGACGTTCGTAGACTACGCTCCCCGTCATAGAACCTCACTCCCTCAAAGACTGGCTCTCAGCTTTAGAAGGACAGAGTGGAAGAAGGTGGCAGATGTGGTGCTCGGTGCGGTGGCCCTGGCCATCCCCGTGCTGTTCCTGCTCACGTTAGGGTTCGTGGTCGGGCTGTTCGTTGGTGCGGATACGGTCAATTATTAGTCAGTCAGACGTAGCTCGTTGGGGGTGGGCTGACTGCCCCCAGCGAACTGCGAAGCAATTATGGAAATCATTATTCCTTGGAAAGAGTTTGTGGATGCGGCGCTACCTAAAGTGGGGAGTGGCTTCGGCCTCAAAGACGGCTGTGAATACAGCGTCTCGATAACGGCAGTCAGGCGGGGGCGGTTCGGAAGTGTCGCAGACTTTAACTTCCACATCAAAGAGAAACATGGAAACTAAGAAGCTAGTCGTCCAGCACGACAACGGGGAGAGGGTGTTTGGGTTGGAATGGCTCGGTGTCGAGCCTCACTGTTTGACAGAAGCTGAGGTGGCGAGGCTGGAAACCCTTGCCAACCAAGAGCAACGCTGGGGCCATGAATAGCCAATTCCCCATCTCCGCCGTCCTGGTGCTCAGTGCGGGAATAGTCGCGGTCATCTTACTAACTAACTACGCGCAGGTATGAAATTCCCCAAAGTCATCATCCCGCAGTTCCTCTCGGCAAATTGCCCCGACCACTGGGAGAACATCATTTTGTGGGGTCGGTGCTGGAAGCACGATGAGGAAAAGCGGGAAGAAGCGTTAAAAGCTAAGTGGGCCAAAGTCTAACTATGATTACAAACCAAGAAATCGAACAGGTGATGAAGGAGAAGAACCTTCCCTACTCAAAGGCAAAGATGGTGGTGGAGATGTATCACAGAGAGGCGTACATCAACGGCACAGCGGACTATGTGTACGGGCATGATGAAGGGATGGGGCCGAAGGGGAGTAATTGGTAGCTAACCTAAAAATGTATGTTGGATAAAAGCCCAAGTATTAAAGAATTAGCGGCGGCACTGAGTGCGTTTCAGGCAGAGGTAGACGCGGTAAAGAAGGACGCTGAAAATCCTTTCTTCAAGAGTAAGTACGCGAGCCTCGAAAATGTGATTGCGACCATCAAGCCGCTCCTAGCGAAGCACGGGTTGGCGTACACGCAATTCCCCTCGCTTATATGGCAGGACGCTCATCCCCAAAGCTCGTTGACGACGATACTCCTACACACGTCGGGTGAGTGGCTTCAGGCAACAACACCGCTGCTGATGAAAGACCAAACCCCGCAAGGGCAGGGGTCAGCGATAACATACATGAGGCGCTATGCGCTCGCGGGTGTGTTGGGACTTGCTACAGAGGAGGACGATGACGGCAACGCCGCTTCCAAGCCCGTGAAGATTACCAAGCCTGCCGTGGTCGTGAAGGCTGAAGAAAAGGAAGCGAATGAGAAGAAAGAAATTCAAAAGCTCTGCGATGAGATGTCGGACGTTCCGCTTCTGGACAAGAGGGAGTACGTGAACTTCATCAAGGGCAAGACAGGACTGATTTACGGAGAGGCGAAAAATGGTGAGATTATTGAAAGACTAACTGCACTCAAAAACTAATATGCAACGCTACAACATTTCTGTCCCCCGTGAGTATGAGAAGGATGGAGAGAAGAAAACCGCGTGGTCGAACGTAGGCAAGCTGGTTCGCTTCGAGGCGACGGCAAGCAAGCCGGAGAGCTTCATCATCGAACTCGGCATGTTCCCAAACACGAAGTTCATGGTCTTCGAGGAAAAGGCGCGGGAGGAGAAGGGCGAAGAGACAATACTCTAAATGAAGAAGCTCACCCAAAAGCAACGGGTCATCAACCAGCTCAAGGAAGTGGGGTTTGTCAGTCGCAACTGGTGTTTGTCTCAACGCATTACGCGGTTGGCCGCTCTCGCCGCACTTCTAAGGTCAGAAGGTTGGGAGCTACAGGGTGAAGATAGGGACGGCGACTACTGCTACGTCATGCAGAAGGAGCCTGTGAAGATGGTGTCCCGTGTAGTTGAGAAAGAGGGGAAGTATTACGAAGTGCGTGTGCCTCTGACAGCTAACTAGAAAGGAGATGTATCCAATATTTATACCCGCAAGCCCGCCTCCGCGCTGTCCTCAGTGCGACAAGAGCGAGAAGAAGGTTGAGGTCTGCGGGCACTGCGAATATCGCTATCTTGAGGAAGAGGCCGCTTGGTGGATGTGGTTGGCTGTCCCCGTGTTTTTCTTAGCGATATTTGTGGCCTTTGCGCTGACCTGTCGTTGGGTTCTGTTCCCGATACTTGAGTTTATCTTTTTCGGCTAATCACCCTCACTTGTATGGAGAATGACGAAAAGGCAGGTTGGACAGTATTAGTTTTAGCGCTCGTAGCTGCTCTCCTTGTGGCGCTCTTCTTATGGCCAAACTTCTTGCTCGTATGACCCCCTCCCGCTCCACCAAGGCAAGGAAGAGGGTGAGCAAGAAGCATTTGATTGACACACTCCAAAGCATCCTCAGTCCGCAAGTCGTGTTCGTTCCAGTGCGTAAGAAGCGGGTGCGCCACTAAATCATCTATGGAGCAAGAAAAGCAATTCAGAGCGTTTGCATGGGGATGGATAGCGGCTTCGCTCTTCTTTATGGCCGCGCAGATTATTTACACCGTCATTCATCACTAGCGTATGGAATGCGACAAATGCCGCGAGGAAAACTGTTTTGACCGCAAGACTAAATGTCCTTGCCCCTGCCACGCCTCCCCTCATGGTGAGGGAGAGGAAACGATAGAACAAGGGCAAGTTGTTTGGGATAGCCCCTGGGATAGCCCCGCGTTTTGGCAACGCACCTACAAAGTGAACTATGTGCAAGCGGCGCAAATCGTCAGTCGTATAAAGCGTATCGTAGCCGCCCAACGCGCCTCTGCGGTGAAGGAGGTGGTGGAGAAGGTGTTGGCCAACTTACCAGACGATAATTGTGCGACCTGCAATATGCGAACACGAAATTACATTCGCTCCCTCGAAGAAACAAGATGATAGAGTGGAAACAACTACGCGCATTGTTCGAGCCCTCAAAATCGAAATGCGGCTGCGCGTTCGGCGGAGTTGTTGGTCTTCCATTTTGGTACCAGAGCCATGATGTCTACATCCATGACGGCGATGAAGAAAGGAAAGGCCGCTACCGCAAGATAGTCTGCAAGAGTACGGGCGCGTGGTGGAAAGTGCCTCTACCTGACTTGCACGAAATCGTATGACTGAAAATCCCGCACAACTCAGCGAGCACAATATGCTCCTCTCCCGTGAGTATAATGAGGCTTCAAAGGAGCTGGGTAGGTTGAAGCAACAGCGTGCCGTGAAGTGGCTTGAATTGCGGAAGGACTGCAAGACAGACAAGGAGGCGGATAACGTATGGGCCGCAACACCTGAAGGACAGAGAGAGATAGAGCTAACATATCTGTGCAAGGGGCTTGAGAAGGAGATGAGCAACACGAAGGCGCACTTGCGCGTACTCGATGTCTTCGGCCATCTCTAAGGTATACTTAGGTTAGCACCCACAGTACCCGTGGTTCACCTTTTTTACGGCGCAGAACAAACCCTCTCCGCCTCTCCTGAGCCAACGCCTGTAGGTGTAGAACCCCCGCTCCAACGGCGGGGGTTTGCTTTATCCCCAGTCGTCGTCCTGGCTGAGCTTGCCCGTGGTAAAATTACAGGGTGAACCCGATTGAACAAAGTTTTCATCGGCAGATGCGGGAGAACCCATCACACTCCAGCTACATCAACTTCGTGCGTGCGATTAGAGGACGAGCCTACGAAAGAGGGCTCGTTTTTCGTTCGTTTCGTAAGCTGGTGAGCAAGGAGGACTATGCGGGCGTTTCGGTAGACGAACTGTCAAAAAACTGGCCTACCACCCGCCAAAAAACCCTTATTTTAAGCCACATAAAAAACCGCCCTCTCGTTATTTGAGGGGGCGATTTCCAAAAACGATAACGGCTCTAGAGACGGCCCATAAAGCGCCCGTCTGCCGTAGTCAGCAGGTTCTTCGAGAGATAGACCGCTCCCGCAGAAAAGGCGACCTTGAGAACTTCACCCCACTGGAAGGCGGCGTAGTCGAAACCTGGCGCGTTGAGCTGCTGGGCCAAAGCCGCAAGCACAGCTCCACCGACAGCGACAATCGCGCCATTGATGAAGTCGCGGCGGTTCAGATGAAAGAATGCACTCATAGATAATTTGCTAGTTTGTAATGCCCCCGCGAGAGGCCCATACAAGGAATGTTATGTGCTGACCTTGTCGGGCCTCCGTGCCTCCGTTCCCCTATTTGCGGAGAGAGCAAGACGACCTCTTACTCAAACGCCAGAGGATGCGGAGTGCGGGGCAGATTTAGGAGAGCTGGGCATATATTTGTTCGGTTAGGTGGCCAATCTGGTACGCGAAGGCTTCCCCACTTTTCTCAAAGTCATGTTGGATGCCGATGCGGGAGAACAGAAACTCAACGGCGTGGAAAATCTCGTGTGCGAGACTTCCTCGGAAAGCGGCTTTGTTTTTCTGCGGGCGAACGCGAATTACAGTCTGTCCCCCGTCGAGCATAACGGTTCGGCCATCACCGCGCAGTTTGAGAATTTCCTTGTCCTCTTGTGTCAGCTTGACGCCTCGGCGGTGGAGCTCCTTATGGAGAGTTTCGTCAGTGGTACCGATACACACCATTACGTCAAACTTGTACGTCCCATGCGGGACTATGAACATGGTCTTTTTCATACGGGCGCGTAGAGGAAGGTGGACAAGCCTTGTTTCATTTCAAACGAGAGTTTCCACGCATTGACTGAGTAGTTGTCTTCAAACTTGCCATTGAAGCTGTTGTTGCTGGCGATGCGGGTGTCTGAGAGACAGATACCGGCATGACCAATCTTCTTCCCTTGAGTAGGGGATACAACAACAACACCCGCCTTGTATTCGGTGGTCGGGGTGAAGCGATTATCGTTGTCCAACTGCGCCTTGAGTTTGATAGTCGAGAGCTGCTTGGGGAAGTTGCCGAAGGTCTGGTTGAGGAGGAATGAAACGGTCTCAGCGCACGCGAGTTCTGAGGGCGCTTCATTCAACGGTGAAGCGTCTTTGCCCAAATATGACTTGGCTGCTTCGAGCAGCTTGTCTTGGGCGGCCGGCGCACGGGGAACGGTGTGGTCTTGAACCGCGATAGCGGGCTTCTCTTCTCCGTACACAAAGTGGCGGATGAATTTGAGGAAGAGCGCGAATAGACCTTCGTTCTTCACCTGTCGAGAGATGGCGTAGCGGTACGCAAACTCAAAGTCAGCTTCGGCCTTGCGAACCTTTTTGAGATAGGGAGGATAGTGGTCGAGGAGTTTCCAGTGGTCTTTATCAAATTCCCCAATGAGCGTGGCCCAGTGCAAATCGCGCTGGCCTTTGGGCTTTGAATACGTCCCGTCCGCATTTCTAAAAAGGTTGTTTGAGACACCAAGGGGAGAATGCTTCAGCGCCTCTTTGAGAACGGCAGGGTGCGTGTTCACTACCTCATAGTGCAAAACATACTCAGCCACCCATGAAGCGGCGAGTATCTTTATCCTCTGAGGCAGTTCGGCCATGAACTCCGCAAAGGTTTTGATGTCCGAAGTGAAGGGCCACTCCATCTCAGGAACCAAACCTTGCTTGCGGATGGTATCTGCGACCTTCTTAGGTGAGTTGCCTTGCTCGGTTGTCCCAGACATCTTCGATAAAGCACGGTCGGAGTAGTTCACGTCCAAACCGAATACTCGCTTGATGAGGGTTTCGATGGCGTTCGTCGTTCCGAATGAGACGCACGACATGCTGTCCAACGTGTCGTTGAACTGCGCCTCGTGGGTTGGGACGTACTTCTCCCAATCTCCGTCAGGCTGAAGACCCGTAGAACCGATTAGCGGAGAGACGGGAGAGATGCCGAAGACGTAATCTTCTTCTCTGAGAGGTTCTAGGATGAGGCCACGGTTCATACTCAGTAAGTCCAGACAGTAATAGCGAGCCCTCCTGTGGCTCCTCGCCCTCCGGTGCCACCTGCGCCTGAACCAGCCGTACCGCCTGCGGGGATGGTGTAGTAATAGGTCGAGGCAACAGGAGAAATCAGCTCGTAGACGTAGGCGCCAGAGCCGCCGCCGCCTGCACCTGAACCGCCACCGGAAGAACCACCACCTCCACCACCGCCTCCACCTGGGGCGTTGCCCGTACCGCCTGTGCCGCCGCCTGTGCCTCCTCCCTGTCCTCCACCGGCTCCTCGTGGGCCAGAACCGCCTGGGCCGCCTGCGCCGTTGCTCACTCCATGTTCAGCGGGTGAGCCGGTCGAGCCGCCTTCACCTGCGAGGTCTAGGTCTCCAGAGGTGGCAACCGTGCCACCGGCTCCACCGGCTGCGGCGTTGAGGTTTGAACCTGGGGCACCACCAGTGCCGCCGTTCGCGGCCATCAAAGGAGTGGTGCAGGCGGTGGTGTTGGTGCCAAAACACGCCTGACCGCCGTTTCCGCCGAAGTTGCCCGAACTAGCGGAGCTTCCGCTACCGCCGCCGCCGCCGCTGCCCCATATTTCAACTTCAATGTAAGCGGTATTAGAGGGACAGGTGAGAACTGCCGCAGCGAAGGTGCAGTCTCTATCTTCAGGCCCAGTGAAAACGACTTGGACGTTGGAGCCGACCGTAGAGGTGGCAAATACATCTTGCTTGCGGGCGAGGAAGGACTTGTTTGCTGCGCCCGAAGTCGAAGTGGCGATGCCCCCTTGAACCGTGAGTGCGTGGGAGAAGGTCGAGGTAGCGTTGCCTTCGGTTCCTTGAACGACGAGGTTGCGTGTGGTCGTCGCTGTACCTGATACCGTCAGCCCTGTCTTGGCTCCTCCTGCGCCTATCGTGGTTGATGCAAGGGAAGTCAGCCCTCCATCGAAGGCGAGGAGAGTAGAAGTAGCGTTGGACGGGAAGAGGTAGCTGAAGGCGGCACAGGTAGAGCACGATATCTCTCCCGTGGAGGAGTTGTATGAGAGCGGTGAGGTGGCGGAAAGGGAAGTGGAAGAGATTTTGTTGTTGAACAGCGACCAGTGGGCTGAAGAAAGGTAGCCGTCCGAGCCTGAGCCTGATTGAGAGATTGAGAGAGCCGCTGTGCCAGTATTCCAATTCAGGGGAGCCGTGGCGGAAATCGAGCTCGTACCGAAGCTCGAACCACTAGAGGGCCATGCACTCTTGCAGTCAGCCGAGAGACAGAGCGTGTCGGTGTATGTGTTGCGCCACGCCTTCGTTGAAGTGCCGAGGTCGTATGCGCTGTCCTCGATAGGAACAAGCGTAGCTTCCTGACGGAAATACGGTGCGGCGTATGCAACAGAAGCAAGGAAGAATATTGTCAAAACGGAAATGAGTAGGCGTTTCATCTAGCGTAGGTATTGAACGATGAGCGTTGCTCCTGTGTTGGGTGCGGGAACGGCGGCGGTGAGCGTGATGCTTCGCGCTCCTTCCGTGTAATCAATTATAGGGCGTAAAACGACGGGGAAGTCTGTGCCGAATACCCCAATGACGCCGAAGTGCGTGCCGAAGTTGAAGGTCTTGTTTGAGCCGTTGCACTGAGAAGAAACATCGGCGGTGATGATGCGATACGCTTTCGCTGGTGTTTGAACTCTCGAAGCCTTGCGGTCAATCTCAGTGAGGCGGGGTTCAAGGTCTTTCTTCAGCTCTTCCATTACAAGAGGCACGACGGCTGTTGGGTCGGCGTCTTTGCCTGCGGGGCCAACTTCACCTTGAGGGCCAACTATGCTCTCGCCGTCTTTTCCATCAACGCCATCTCTGCCGTCCTTCCCATCGCGGCCGTCTTTGCCGTCAGCTCCTCGTTCTCCTTTAGGCCCTTGAGGGCCGACGACGGTCTGACCTGGCTCTCCCTGCGGCCCCTGTGGGCCGACAGGTACTTCGTGAATGAGGTCAAGGAGGAGGAGGTCGGCGTCATTGCCACCTTTTTCAGCGAGAGCTACTTCGTGGATTTGTTTTTTGGTGAGCTTCCTCATGGGTTGAATACATTTGCCCGTCCTGACGGCTGGCGTTCCTCATAGTGCTGAAGGCCGACACCGAAGAAGGCGGGAAGTGCAGCGGTGAAAAAGCCCTCGGCTCCTACATCGTCAATGACGCCAACGATGTCTTGGAGATAAAGCGGGATGGTTTTTTCAAGGACTTCGTTGGAGAGCGTGATTTCATCGCCAAAGAGCTTCTGTCCTTCGGCTAGTTCAAGGGCCAAACCAACGGTCGGGTTGAGTTTGCCTCGGAAGAACCGCTCGGCCACATCCAACCTGCTCTCAAAGGGAAACTTGGTCTTGTCGAGATTGTAGACGTTTCCCTTGGCAGACTTTCTCTGCGCTGAGGCAAGTTGAGAGATGACGCGCACCCACTGTTGAAAGCCTCCCCAAATATCCCAGCGAGTATTTCCAACGCGGAGCTTCCCAAAATCTGTTGAGCGCGGGTCAAGCTCAACTTGTGCACCTCCGCCTTTTGCAAGCGCAAGAAGCGTCGCACCCGTCCCAATGAACTGCGCCATCGTCTTGATGGCCTGTTTCCTCACGGGCGGAGTTTGCTTCGCGTACCAAACAGGATTGAGCATATTGAACCGCGCAGCGATGAGGCGCGGGGAGAAGAAGATGTTGTTGAGACCCTGTGCCGAACGCTCGAACGTGCCAAGGTGCCCGCGCCCCGTGGCGTGGTTGATGAATGATGCAAGGGACTTGAGATTGTCAGAGCTGGCGATGCCTTGTTGCTCGAATTGTCGGGATAGCTGGTCGAACACATCCACGCGAAGTTTGTTGAGGTAGGAAACATACGCCCGTTGGCTCGCCTGCACCCACGGCAGTTTGTCTGCGAGGGTTGTCATAAAGGCTTCTTCGCGTGCCGAGAGACCGCCTGACACTCTGGTTGGGTCGGAGATGTAGAGACCGCTATCCTTCATCATCTTGTAGCGAGGATTGTTCGGAACATCAGCAAGCCACGCCTCAAAGTTCTTTTGAGAGAACGTCTGGCGGGCCATCTCTTTGAACGCACGCGAGGCGGTGATGGGTTTGGTGGTCGTGAATAGGATACCCTGCCGCAGTACGGCCGACATATCGAGAGAAGTGATGAGCGTTCTGGGGAGGTTGAGAACGCTGGTTATGTTGTCTTTGAGCTTGTCGAGAAAGGGACGCTTCGTGAGTACGGTTTCTGCAAGTTCTCGCCCGAACACATCCTCAAGGAGCGCGAGCTGGCTGCGTTGCGGAAGTTTGCCGTCGAAGAGTTTTTGGAGGCCGTTAGATGCAGTAATCTTTTCGTAGATGTCGAGGTGGGGGTGGGCTTGGACTTGGTTGAAGAGGTCGTCTACATCCGCCTGAGTTATTGCGTCAGGCGTAGCGTCAAAAGGGGCTTCGCGTTTTGGCATACCTCCCTCTTTGGGGATGGAGGGGGAGGAGAGTTTTACAGGCGTTTCCTCATTGAGCGACCAGTAAGCGTCTTTGGATTTTCCAGCGAATACTTTTTCAGGCGGGACTTCGACGCGCATAACAATTGGCTTTGAGCCTTCACCCGCGTTTGCAAATTGCCTCGCTGTTTTTTCGTCGGTGGTGAAGTAGGAACCAACGCGCCAATTATCGCCCTCTTTCGGAGCGCGGGCCGCGTCTGTGCCGTGATAGAGAACTACATTACCTTCAGGGGTAATCTCTGCGCCCTGCTCACGCGCCCTAGTGAGCGCGTCTTCTCTCATACCTTGCTGTTGGGGGGAAAGTTTACGCCCCTCAAAAGGGCCGGACGTACCTGCTCTCTGTGCAGACACGCCCTCCTTTCCTGTAGGAGCGTTGCCAATAGAGGTATTTTCTACCTTTGATGGTTTTGATGCAGTAGTAGGCCATGCCCCGTTATCGCTTTTTGGAGCGCTGGCGTCTAAGGAGCGGGTGTTCTCTGGGGTATCACGCTGTATCTTCAGAGGCTCAAACGCCTTCTTGTCGGGGGCTAGCTCGCCTTTCAGTTTGCCGAGTGCTTGGAAGTAGCCTCGTTGTCCAGCTCCCGTCTCAAAGACGTTGGCAACGGCTCCTGCGCGTTGCGAGCGTTCGACTGAATACGCCTCCTGAAGTTTGGCACGGGGTTTCTCGGCGTTCTTAATGGCCGTGGTGAGCTTCTGGACAGGAGTGAGGGGTTTGGTGGGCTGGCCCGTGAAGCCGAGCGTGAGCGCTTCAACGGCGGTGGGGACAGAGATAGGCTGGCCTGACGGGAGTGTGCCTAATGGCGTGCGTTGGGAGAGCTGTTCGCTAAAGGAGCTGGCCAACGGCGAGAGGCTGCGTTGCTGGACGCTTTGAACAACTGCCTGGGCTCGCTTAAACGGCCCTTCGAGGGCTTGCGCTAAAAGATTGGGCTTCTCCTCCACGGTTGCAGGGGTGGAGCCTGCCATCTTGAATGCTTTGGTTTCAAACGGATTTGCCATTACTTAGGTGCGGTGACGGACGGGCCATTGCCTCCAAAGAAATTGACGATGCTCTCCCATGAGCTTTCAAAAAACCCCTTCTCTTTCTCGGCGGGTGTGATGGCTTCGAGCTTTTCAATGAGGTGGTCTTTGACGGCCTGCGGAATGAGTGCGGAGCTGATGGCTTCTGCCACTTCCTCCTTACTCTTGTTGCCTGAGGCAACGGCGTCAAACTCAGCGTTGATTGCTTCGAGCTCGTTTTCGGTGGAGTTGACGTAGTAGTTCTGCACGTCGGCAGAGAGGGCGTTGAAGTCTGCTATGGCCATGCCTGCTTTGGACGCACCGGAGTTTTTCTGCGTGGAGCTAAACGTGCTCCCGCCCCCGCCTGATGATGAAGCTCCGAGGTCTTTGATAGTTTCGCCTGTCTGAGAGTTGATGAGGAGCTTTCGCCCTCCCGCTTCGGTAAGCTGCGTGTCGGGAGTTTGCAAAACCAATCCAGCCTGTGCCGCTATCTGAGCCGCCTGAATGGGGTCTGTAGCGGTGCGGAGAAGCTCTAGCGTGCGAGCGTCTATGTTGGGGTTCTGGGAGATGAGGTCTACGGCGAGTTCTTGAGTAGCTTTGGCTTTGCTGCGGGCGACTTCAAGCTCGTTCGCCTTCGCCTCCTCAACAGCCTTCTGCCGCGCGGCTCTGTCCTTCTCCTCCTTGGTGTAGGCGGGAGAGCGCATGATGAGGTCGAGGTTGGCAATCTTGGCTCGCTGCTCTTCTTTGAGAGGGTCGAAGCGTTGAGCAACAGCTCTGTCTACCATACTGAGCGCGAAAGACACATTGCCGCGAGAGGCTTCCAACAGAGAATTAACACCGAGGGCTTCCACAGCGTTGATGCGCATCTGTTCGGCATGAAGTCGGTTGAACGGATGAAGACCGCCTGTAGTAATACCTTGTCCCGCGAGCCTAGGGTCGCGGTCGGGAGAGTAGGTAGAGAGAGCGAGCCCTTCGTTTTTGAGAGCGTTGAGGCGTGCTTCCAAATCCTTTTGCGTTTTTAATAGAGTAGGGATGCCCTGGGCCTGCTCCTGTTCGGCTCGATACGCGCTCTCTCCTACAAGGCTGTCGTTGATTTGCTGGAGCTTTTCAGAAAGAGCTTGCGCCTTGTTCTCTTGAGCGCCCATAGGTTCGGCGGGAGGAGGCCCAAGTCCGGCGACGGGATAGATGGGAGTTTGCTGCGGCTGAACAGGCGTGATGGAAGGAACGGGAGCAAGTGCGGAGGAGGAGATGGCGTTAAAGTTGTACGCGCCCTGACCGTCAGGTGAGAGACGGCCCGTTTCAGTTTCACCGCCGCCTAGATAGTTGGTGGTCGTGCCGTCAGGATTATCCGTATAGCCAAGGACGCTGCTGTGCTGAGGAGAAAGAGCGGCCGCATTTTGAAATGCTTTGCGTTGTGCTGCGGTGAAGCTCGTTAGGTCTGCTGCGTAGTTAGCCATAGAGATTAGTTTCAGTTTATCACGCTACTTTCCCAAATAACTAAAGCCAATCCAGCCAAGAACCGTCTTCAGTCCGCCGAAGATGACGGTGATGGCTCCAATGATGACGGCGGCGGTCAAGAGTATCTGCTTGAGGAGCGAACCCTTCGAGCTGAAGTATTCGGTGAGGGCATCGTGCATGATGGCCTTGATTTCCGCGCGCTGCTCTTCACTAAAGATGTGGTGTTGCTCTTCCATATTAGGCGGTGTCTACGAGGCCCAAGTCGGCTAACGCGCTCGCCACATCAGTTGCATTCGTCCAGTTGTTGTAGGCAGCCTTCTCTCGCTGGGTTCTGGGGGTTTCACCAAAGAAGCCAATCTTTGAGGTGGTCGTCGTGCCTATCTGCGTGCCCGTGCCCGTGCCGATGTGGATGTTGACGCCCTCTCGAAAGAGAACAGGCTTGGCGTGAGTGAAGAAGCGAGCATCGGGCTTGGTGAGGTTCGCCACGACGGCTTCGAGGTATTCAAGGCGTTTGCGTTCTTCGGGGGTCATAGCTGGGTTTGAAGCGTGTGATACTTGTAAGCGTAGCCGGTGATGACAGCACCTCCCGTGCTCTCAAGACGAAACTCATACTCGCGTCCTGCGGTGAATTGGTCGGAAGCAGGGACGGTGCTTTCGTAGCCAATGAGGTCGGTGTCGGGGGATGTGGAGGTCTTGGTAAAAATGGTTGTCCAGTCTCCCCCGTCAACGCGGTACTTGGCGACTACCTGCTGTCCCGATGTCAATTTCTCAGTGAACACGGCGAAGGTGTTCAACTGCTTCTTCAGCAGTCGGTCGTAGGGCTCCATGTTTGGATTAATAACCGTGTCGAAAGTCGAAGTTTGCGTGTAGGCAACATTCTCGTTGGTCTTGTCGAGGTATTGCGTGCCGTTGGAGATGTAGGAGGCAAACAGAAAGTCCCCAATTTGGATGAGGCCGTAAACGGTGTGCGAGCCCGATGTATACGTGTTGAGATAGTTGAACTCCAAGACTACGGCAAAACCTGAGGGCGTTTTGGTGATGGCCCAAATGCCTGGGTAGGTGGTCGAGCCAACGGAGATGCGGGCGGGAAAGAGAATGCGATGACGCTGTTTGTGCTTGTAGAGCGAGTTGACGGCTGAGGGGGCGTTGGAGAAACCTGTAAATTCGTGAAACTTGACCGCTCCTGATGCAGCAGCGTAGTAGCGGAAGACAAAACGGGTTTGACCTACGTTCGCGCTGGAAATTTCCGAAGAGACGCCTACCAAGTAACCTTCGAGTTCTTCGAGCAAGAAAAGGTCTCCCTGTTCCCAATCAATGCTCTCAGATATATCTATGGTTGTCTCATCTTGGTTCCATAAGAAGACACGGGAGCTACCAATATTTTTGTCTTTACAGCCTACCGCAAGAAAATCCCCGTATTCACAAATAGAGGTAATAACCATGTTTTCAGGGAGCGTAAGCGCAGCATTCGTCCATGTATCATTGAAATTTTTAGCAACCTTGTTGTTGTAGCCGAAGAAAAGTGTGTTGGTTTTCGAGTGAACCACGCCGTTAGAAACGGTAGTGAATGCAGAGGCACCAAGGTCGCGGTGCTGGACGGACGGGCCTGACAAGCTGGACGGCATCTTCCATACATAGCGGTTGCCCTGCACGCCGTAGACGGCATCGGTCTTGCGGTAGTAGGTGAAGAACACGCCCTCGGCATCGTTCGTCTTCACCGCGCCAAAGTTGTTGCTCCCCGTCCACGCACCATCGTCAAAAGACGTGCGGGTATAGACTTCAAAGTTCGTGCCGCTGTCATCTTCCTCTCCCAGTCCAAAGATGGTCGTGCCGTTATAGGCGAAGTTGTTAATTTTCTGGTCAGCCGCCGCGCTGCTGCCGCTCTCTTGCGTGTAGTGCGGGATGAGCTTGTGCGGGTCGGTGAACACATCGAAATGTTGAATGACGCGCCCGACATTCTTTCGGGTGTCTCTGGGGTCGTTGACCATTCCCCCGTCAAACCTATTTTGAATTACGGTCTTCATGACTTGTCTTCGTTGGTGAACGTGGAGGTGTTCTTGGAAGCGTTCGTCCATGAGGAGGACGATTTGGCGGTCTGAGAAAAGGTGGAGGTGTTCTTGGTGAGCGGCACCCAGAGGCGTTCAAGTACAAGGGTTGCAACCTGTCCTGCGAGTGTGAGCGTAGCTTGGGTAGCGGAGAGCTGCCGGTTTACTCGAAAGGACGCGGCGATACCCGAAAGGGTAAGCGAGGCTTGGGCGGCGGTGAGTTTGAGGGTGTAATGAACCGTGCAAGAAACGTAGTCGGCAGAAACGTCTTTATTGCTGGCTGAGGCGTTGAGCGCCTGAAACACCACCCCAAAGTCAGCGTCGTTGATGTCGGCCGCTGTCCATGTCTCCCCCCACAGGGAGGTTGAAGAACCATAGTTAAAGAGAGCGGGGCCAGTGCCCCAGTTCTGTTCGTCGGACAAGTTGGTGGCACCGATAGAACCGTTCGCCTTAACTACGCTCACGCGGGTGTCGAGGACAGGACTGCCGCTTGCGGAAGCCTCTATCGTAAAAATTATCCCGTCTATGGTGGCAGTCGCGGGAATGGTGAAGCCGAAGTTTGTGGCTTTTAGAAACTGCGTGGTTGACGAAGCTGCGACGGCGGACGCGGTGGCGTCAGCGCCATCGTTGGCGGTGATATTGCCTGCGTTAGTCCACGCTACCGTGCCCACGGTTGCGTCATTCGCTCCTGTTCCAGCAATGCGTGGGCCTGCAACTGACATACTAGGCTAGTTGGAGAAACCCGTTAGTCGCGTCGAAGTCTATCGTGAGGCTGTCGCCGTCGAGAAGGGTGAGCGAAGAGCCGTAGTCGTACCACCCTATCAACTCATCGTTGGAAGCCGTGTCGTTGTAGATGACGACGTAGCGGAAGGCGGCTACGTTTCCTCCCGAAGCGGTGAGTACCAAGTCGGCAAGGACGAGTTTGTACGTCCCTGAAGTCTGTGAAGAAGAAGAGGTGGTGAGGGTTCTGGCAGAGAGGTTGGTGTAGGCAATCTCGGTGATGTTCGCCAACACGGTGTTGGTTGCGGCGGGCGCAGAGTTGGTGAGAGCCACCTTGAGGGTGTCGGAGCCGAGGTTGTGTATCTTTTCGGGAAGAGCCTCTTTGAACGAATTGACAAAGTTGAAAGCAGCCACGTTAGAGGAAGTTAATGCCCTTCATAGTAATGATTGCGCGGTCGTCCTTATTCCTCTTGCCGTAGTCGGCAACCAGCGCCGCCTCCTTGCGTTGTATCTCCGCCATGAATGCCGAAGCGGTCGGTTGACCGTTGGCGATGGCGTAGTTGTACGCAACCCACAGCGGAATGAGGTCGTGGTAGAGGAGGTTGAAGCCTGGCTGCTTCGTTCCTGTAGAAACTTCTCCTGAAGTGAAGAGCGCAGGCCCGCGCTGGAAGTAGACCTTGAGCGAGGCTGCTTGAGCGTAATTGGGCGTGGGGTAGAGGATGATTTGCGACCCTACGACATCGTATTCGGTAGGCGTGCCCGTGCGCTCCTGCTCCTCGGTAATCGACACTCCATCCTCGCTGATGTCCCGCTTGTCTATCGGAAAGAGCTTCGCCCAATTCCCATTCTGGTCTTTGACTTCGAGGTCGGTAATGCGGAGGTGCGTGGTGGCGAGCTGGTAGTCGTTCTGTCCTGAGACGAGTGCGGTAGTGGCTACGGGCTGGTCAGTCTGGTTGTTGTCTTCCCACTCCCATCTTCCGTCTGCTTGCAAGATGAGCGAAGCAACGCGCTCGTAGGCGTTGTTGACCATGATGAGGCGGTCAGCAGCCGGAAACGAAGTGGTGTTGGTCTTCGTGAGAAAACTTATTGAAGTGTTGATGTCGCTGATTGTCATTTCGTTATTCGCCCATCCAACTGCCCATAAAGGCAGTCGGGGGAAGAACAACTACGCTACGTTAACGTCGAATACCAAACCGACGTGAGCCGTCGGAGTGAGGTGGCCGATGTCAATGCGAGAGTAGAATGCCTTGCCTGAGAAGAAGGTGTTGCTGTCGGCAGCGGGAAACTCGATGGTCTTAGCCATGCCGTAGGTTCCGCGCAGGATGCCGAGGCGTTCAATCTTCTTCACACCAGCGAAGACGTGGTTTGCCGTGTGGTCGTTCGACCAGAAGTGGTCAACGCCCAAGTAGTGCAAACCTTCAACCGTGCCCTCCTTGAGCGCCTTGTCGGCCGTCGCAAAGCCGTTGGCCTGGACGAACGCTTCAAGCAGCTCGAAGTCAGCCGCGCGCCAGATGAACCCAACGCCGTTCTGCTTCATCTGCATCTGGCCGTTGTTTTCGCGGATTTCGCGCTTAACGCCACGGATGATGTCGTCGATGTTAGACGCAGAGACGGTGATGGTGTCAGTGGCCGCGCCGCCGCCGCCGATCGAGGCAAGACCGAAGTCAGTCCAGCTTGCATGACGTGCGAGGACAGCGGTCTCAACGTACTCGTTGAGCAATGCGCCGATACGGTCGAAGAGTTCTGCGGGCTTCGTCCACGGGGACTGTGCCAAGTCAGCAAAGTCCACGAACACGCCCAAGTCGCGGCCGGTGGAGATGGTCATGGTCTCCGCCGTTTCAGCGAAGGTCTGAAGCGCAACTCCCGTGCCGCGGGAAACCGTCTGCACCGAAGGCGTGGTGCTCATGTACGAGCTGGAAATGACGCGCGTATCAGTTATCGTGATATCGCACATCTCCTTCCACGTTGTCGGGTGGTCAAGACGGTCCTGCAGAACGTCCTCAAATAGTGTCTCGTAAGTTATGGTGTTTGATACAGCCATACTTTTGTAAGAACTACGCTAGTAATTCCTACAGACACCTCTATTGCCGACCCTAGTCGTTGTAGAACTTCTTGGTGTTCTTCGTAGCGCCCATCATCGCGCGAGCGATTTTGGCACGTTCTCCTCGGTCAGGGACTTCATCGCGCGTCGGGGGAGCGCCCCGTGCAATGAAGAAGTCAGCACCTTTCGAGGTGGAAGAACCGCCGTCCCCTTTGACGTGGGAAGCGGCTGCGGCGTTGTCTCTCGCGGTACGTTGCTTATCAAGTTTGAGCTTGAAGTCATCGTCATCTACGAGCTGGTCAACTTCCACACCCCACTTCTTTGCGGTCTTGAGGGCAAGTTCTACGTCTTCGGCGTGGGTGATGCCCGCCGCGCGAAGGAACGATTTTTGTAATAGAGCGGTGTCTGCGGGTTTCGTATCTTCTGATTTGGGAGTGCCGGACTTCTTCAGCTTCTCAATTTCGAGCTTCATCTGGCGCGTTCGTTCGCGCTGGATGATTGCTTTCTCTTCGAGCTGCTTTGCCCGTGCTTCCCAGTTGGTAGTTTCGGTTGCGGGTTCTATTACCTCTTCAACCTCCGTCTCTACCTGCGGCTCATTAGTTTCGTCAGCCATATGATATGCTGTGTGCCTTTTGGAGAGGCATAACTCGTTTAGTCATTCTTTGATGACGGGGAATGATAGACCCGCAAGTAATTTAGATAACCTCGAACACGGCCTGACAGATGCCGGTAGGGCTGTAGGTGCCTTGTGCGTTGGGGTCGCCAATCGGGGAAGCCTGCATACCGACGACCAGCCACTCTAGCGGGGCGAAGATGTGTGCTTCAGCAGCGAACTGAGATGCGGTCGTGGACGCCAAGAGGGTGTCCTTGGAACTTGTCGCTACGTTTACTTGGCTACCGAGAAGCGTCGTTGTTGCAAAAGCGGTCGTCGCCTTTGCAATCGTGACGAGCGAGTGAGACGTGGTAGACACATTGAAGCGTACACCGCTGGCCCCAGCTCCCGAAGTAATGAGGGTGCTCGTTGCGTTAGGAGACTGAATAGCGCAGACGGTGGTGGTAGCTGTCGAGAATGCTTTGCGCGTGTAGCAGGTGTTCACACCGCTGTCAGGCGACACAAAACAGTTCCCCGAAGAGACTGATACGGACTGTGCGCCCAAAGGCTGTTCCTGCATGGAGAGCTTGTAGCCCACAAAGCCTGCGACGCCGATGGCAAGACCAACGAGGAACGCAATGATAATCTTCTGCATTATTTCTTCTTGGATTTCTTAGTAATCTTGTTGGCTACTCCTTCGACCTGTGGAGATTGTTCTTGAGCCCTCAGCTTATCTTTCAGAGAGGGCATACGCGCACTGTCTAGAACTAATGACATTGTTGTTTTGTAAGAGTGAATAAAGAAAACCGAGTGCATGGGACACTCGGTTGAAGCTCGAAGAAGATGAAAGCACTACCAAACATCCCTTCGGGCCTCGGCCGAGAGCCCCAAGTGTGTAGTGCTTTCAAATTGTCAAAGACCCTAACGGTACGTGATGGTGCTCGTCGGCATATTGCCCGATACGAGGTCAACCAACAGGCCGTCTGATACGGCCACATCAAACACATAGTCCCCCGCAACTAGCGAGGCGGGAATGGAGGCAATGAGGATAGTGGAGGTTGCTTTAGTGCGCTTTGTTATGTCCGTCGTCGTGGCGTCGTAGAAGTTGAGAATGCCGGTGTTGGCCCCCGTGATGACCACAGAACCAAGTCCGCCTGGGCCAGTCTTGAGCACTACGTCGCCCGTGACGGTGTTACCAAAGATGACGTTCGGAGCCGTTGTAGTGGCGTTGTACTCCTGCCCCTGCTGAATGCTGCCTTGAGTTTGCTTAGGCTGAAACGCGAGCGTGATGAGAGCGATTATAAAGATAAGGGCGAGCGCGAACCCGAACGGAGCGATTTGTTTGTAGATGCTCATGGTGTTTTAATTATACCTTATTTTTTTCTGTCAAACGCCTACGTTGCCCTTTGCGCCATCGGAAAGGTCGGCATCCTTCATGCGTGCCATCTCTCTCCAAGCATCTTCAAGAAAATCCACGGACAACCTCGAAGCTGCAAGAAGGTGAACGTCAGTTTGGGGCCGTGGCTTGAGGAAGGATTGCAGGAGCAGGGCCTTTACTGATTGAGCCATTTCCTCGTCCGCGAGGAAGCGTTTTATCTTGGCGTGGTTCATACGATGGCGGGCTCTTTAGGCTGGGGAAGGGCTTGGGTAGGGGGAGCCTGCATCTGCTGGGCCTGCTCCATCATGGTTTTAAGAGAGCTGGTGAGGTTGGAGAACTCGATGGGAGAGATACCCCCGAACTCCAAGATGTCGTTGAACGCCTGCGCCATGCCTGGGATTTGAAGGGTCTGCATGAAGTTGATGGGGTTGGCGAAGGCAGACTGGAAGATGGAGAATATCTTGTCCGACATCCCCACCAAGTCCTTCTGCTTGCCCGCAACGTTGATGCCCATTTTCAGCTCAATCCCGTCAAACTCATCTTCGAGGATTTCAAGGAGCTGTTTGTTGCCCTTCTTGGAGAAGCCTTGGAGGTACTGCTGCTTCAACTGCTCTTTGTCTCGCGGCAAGCGGCCAGAGAGGATGTCTTCGTTGACTTCCTTGTTGGCGCAGTTCTCGGCCATCTGCTCGGATACCCATGCCATCTCCTCGGAAGAGAGGGTGGCGAGGAACTTCTGGCCCTTCGTAATCTCGCGGGCGATGTGGGGAATAATCCAGTCGCGGTATATCTCCTCGATGAACTTCGCTCTCTGCCCTCGCCGGCGCTCGTGGAGGCCACGGCCCTGCTGCACGACGCGCTCTTGGCCTCGGAAGGTCGTACCAGAGTTGGGCTCCTTGCCCATGATGGGGTCGAAGGCTGAACCGGTGAACTGCGCGTGCTCGAACCACTCATTTACTGAGCGTTCAAAGAGCTGGATGTTAGCGGGAGCGGCAGTAGGGACTTGCTTGATGCCATGCTTGGAGCTGGGGTCAATGGTCGTAATCTCCAAGTTCTCCATGTTCTGAATGCGATTGCGGTTGGCGTAGCCAACGTCGTCGGTGAACAGGGGCACTTTGGAAGCAGCTTCGAGGAGCTGCATCTTGTGTATCTCAAGGAAGTTCGTCCACACTTGCGGCTGTAGGAGCATCTCGCCCTGGCCTCTGCCAAGGGCACGGCCAAAGACCTTCTTCGAGGTGTGAAACTTGAGAGCGCCTTCGGTCTCCTCCTTGCGATAGAGGCACACACCTTCCTTCTTGTTCTTGCTGTCGGTGTAAAAGGCGACGATTTGGAGCTGGTTGACGTGCTTCTCAGGGTCGCCTTTGTCCTTCAAGAAGCTCTCCGGCAAGGAGCCTCGCACGATATAGACTTCAATGCTTTTGCCTGGGACTTTGTTGGTCGGGTCGCCCAGTGAGGCAGAAGCCTTCTCAGGCTCGGCCAGCTTAATAAGCTCTTCTATGGAAATGGTCGCGCCGTTCTTCTTGTCGCCCCAGCCCAACTTGGACATTGAACGCAGTTTGTTCGGGGAGAAGTGGTGCTTGAACCCTATCGGGCCTCCGAGAATGTCGGTCTGGTCGCAGAAGGCAAGCGAGTTGAGATGCAAGACTTCAGGGCGGGCATCGTTGGTCTTTTGGACTAAGACACCCCCGTAGTCCAAGTCGCTCTCCGTTATCTCGTCAATGAAGGTGTCGAGGTTGTTTTTTCGGGCAAAGACCTCGCTGTGGTACTTCTTCACAAGGAATGAAAGAGCGCGTCCATTCTCCTCCTCGATGAAGAACTCCACATCCTTGAGCTCGATGTCCTCCGTCCAGTAGGCGAGGTTCAAGATGGGGTCAATGATGTTCTTGAACGCGCGGAGCCAGTTGTTCTCGCCCGTGAAAAACATCCCATTTTTCAGGTGGAAGATGAGCTGAACGTGCTTGCGGAAGTTCCACGTCCAGTTATCACCCAAGTGTATCTCGTCCGTCTCAAAACGAGCTTCTTCGGCCTTGATATACGGGTAAATGGTGGGATGTATCATTGCATTCCACCAAAGAGGAGCGAGGTGTTCTTAAGGGCCACGTCACGCATGAGCTTGGAGGCACTGAAAAGGCGGAAAGTGGCGTTGGGAGGGAGGATGCGGTCTCGCTTCTGCTGGCCGCACTGAACGGTGAGAACCGATGTCCCTCTCGCCGTGCCCTCAGGTTTGAGGTTGGAGATGGCTTCGGATACCGAAGAGCCCTTGGCGGTGTAGACCTTGCCGAAAATCTTTAGCGAAGCGGAGTATGGAGCGCCTTTGAGCTTGGGCGCGGCCTTGCGTTTAGCCATTATAGTCTGACGTGTAAAAAGCCTCTAATTTTGGGAGCCTCATCGTATTCCTGCAGGGCACTTTTGTGAGGTTTCTTCGGAAGAGAAGCAACCTTTGCGTCTATCTCCTTCGCGAGAGCCTTACGTTCCTCGTTGCACGGCGGGCAGTAGTAAGGTTCAGGGTCTTTGTCCTGATACTTCGTGCGGCACTTGATGCAAGGGTGCTCGTACATATCAAAATTATAACACGAGAAACGGAAAGACTGTCTCCCAGCCGTCAATCTTGCGATAGTCCTCGGTGATTTCCTCTCCTGCTTTCACGTCCCGCAACAACTCGTCTTTGACTGCATCGTAGTTCGGGTCGTCCGAATGGTTCATGTAGGCTTGCAATCGGGTGTCGGGGTAGATGAATAGAGAGCCCTTGGTGATGCGGGGATAGCGCTCCAAGAGTATTTGCTTCACCTCAGGAAAGAGTTTGCCGAAGCTGGAATACGGCAGGCTGAACACTTCGGGCATCATGTCGGCAAATATCTTCTGGCCTTTGTCGAGGTCGCGGATGGCAACAACCCCAACCCCGTGAATGGTCGAAGGAGCCAAGCGTGCCTTGACGTAGGTGTTGAGCTTGGCGGCCTGCTCGTCCTTTGGGACGTTAGTCTTTTGAACGCGGATGGTCATATCGTCGGGGTGTTGTACTTGGGAAGAGCGTAGCGTTCGGTAATCCCCCTTATCTCTTCATGCACCTTGCGCCACGCCATGTACTGTGCGGCGTTCTTGAAGCCTAGCTTGCGAAGGAGAGCGCGGCGCTCAAGCATCTTCTCCGAGCATTTGGGGCACTCGGCCCACTCCAACACCTCTCCATGTCCACAGGTCGAGCGGAAGGTGTTGATGATGGCGAGTTGCACCTTCTCGAAGTTGGCAGGGTCTTTGAGATGGTCAGGGAGCGACGCAAGGAGCGGGTGGAGTTTTGGTTTGAGTTCAACGCTCATAGTGCGATGTTTTTCTTCTTAGGCTTTGGGCGCTGAACGCCGTGTGTGCAACTGTCCCATCCCTCTCGGCAGCACTCGGGGATGAGGAAGGTTAGTAGGGGCGTGGCTTTCTCTTCTTCGTGCATATCATACGGCTATATTAACACGGCTTTGGGGAAGGGATTGCACAATCATCTCTCTGCGCCTTTGAACAGGAATGAGGGAGTTGATGGCGTAGCGTGCGGCGTCGAGGAGGTGGTCTCGGCCTGGCGCTGGCACGCCTGGAATGATTTTGCCCTCCTTGTCCACATCCCACAGATAGTTGGAATACTCCTTCGCCAAGTTCACTGAGCGCCGAGTGTAGGAGATGCGCTGGTCTTGAACGGCTTTAATGCCATGTCGAACGCTGTCAGCTCCCTTTGGGGTGGGAACGATGTTGATGCCAAAACCCCGTATCTCCTCGATGGACTTCGGTTCTGCACTGTCAGCTACTACTAAGCCCCTCGGAAGGTTCTTCAGCGTGTTCGCAATCTCTCTGTTGGGCATCTCAAGCTGGTAAGCCACTTCATCGAGGATGTAGCCGCCGTTCCAGTAGTAGATAGCGATGATGGCGGCAGGGTCGGGGTTCCAGCCAAAGTCTAGGCCGTAGCGCTCGAGACGGGCTTCGTGCGGAATTTCGTCAATGACATTCCAGCCTGTGTAGATGCGCCCTTCAACTTCTCCGAGTTGCCCTTCGCCATAGACCTTCCACCAGCCCACACGATGACGCCTGCTCTCTAGCTCCTGAACTATGGTCTCAGGCAGACCTTCATTGTCCTTGTAGGTGAGGATGATGAAGTCGTGGTCTACCTTCGGGATGATGTCTTCGTGCACCCAAAACTCAGCTACAGGGTTGTAGTCGAGGTAGATGAAGCCATTGGTGCGGATGGAGAGCTGGGTATACGTTTCGTAGGAAACGTTGTTGCACTCGTTGATGAAGAGGATGTCGCGCCTTGGCCCTCGTACCTTGTCAGGGCTGTCCGCAGAGAAGAACTCAATCTTTGAGCCTGTCTCGAAGGTGTACACAAAGTCTGTGCGGTTCCAGCGCTCGTCCTTGTAGTAGCCTTGGGCCTCCATGATGGAGAGGAAGTCTCTAATCGCACCGCGCTTCAAGTGCGGGACGGTCTCGGAGACTACAGAGTAGAGGCGGGGCTTCTTGTCGCTCTGTGCATCGTCAATGAGGCACATCAAGATTGCCACGGTCTTCCCTGCTGAAGAGCCTCCCTGAATGACGCGAATGCGCTTCTTGAGCTTAAGTATTTTCCTTACGGCTGTGGTTGGGCGATACATACCATAGGAAGTCAGCGACCTTGGCCGCCCAGTAGAACGAAAGCCCTGCCGCCATTAGGTACATGATGAAATGGCCTTTGCGAGTAAGGACACACTCCTTGTTGCGGCAGTTAAGCATCCTCTTTAGTAGCCGCACGGACAAGCGAGGGTGGGCCACCCCAAAAGCCCCGTTCATAGAAGCTAAGAGCACCGTTGTATTCAAGACGACGAAAAGGGTAATCGCGAAGGGCAAGGTACGTCTCTCCTGCGGAGTTCGTAGCTTCGTACACCTCTAGATGTTGAACCCAGTCCTCTTGGCGACGACGTGTAAGTTGCACTATGTCCCCAACGTTAAACTTCATCTTCTTTTGTCGCCGCACCAAGTATCGGCGTAGGGAGTGCCTTCCCGTCAGTGGTGATGTCGGTGCGCTCTCGGTATTCTTCCTTGAAAGCGTTTTTGAGATAGAAGATGGGGCCCGCAACTGCTTGGCCCTTGAGGCGCTGCACCCATGCTTCCTCAATGCAAAGCTCCGCCTCTTTTATAGCGTCAACAAACTCAGGTCGTTCTTTGTACTCTCGCCATGTTTCACGGGAAATACCGAGCGCCAAAAGCAAACCGGACTTGGTAGGTAGCTCTGTCTCTGCGAGATAGTTGAGTACCGTTTCTGTAAAGTCCTCGGTCTTCAGTTTTAGAGGACGACCGCCAGCCATATCACTCCACGTCTATTGTGATGCTCTTAGTCAAGTTCCCTGAGGTGAAGGTGATGATGTGCTCTCCCTTTGCTTTGGGGGTGTAGACGAAGGTGGTTGTCCAGTCGGCTTTGTTGGTGATGCTTTCGCCGTTAGGGGTTTTGACACGCTGCTCCCATGCGGGCGCTGCTTCCGGTGCAGTCATGGTGATGGGGGTTTGTAGGTACTTGCCGTTGGTGTCCAAGACAGCAAGGACAAAGGCGTATTCGCCTCTCGCGTTGACATCCCATGAAACGATTTTGACTTCGCTCTTATCTTCTTGAGGCGTGGGTTCGGGCATAGCTTGAATTGTACCACCGAATATCTGGGGGGCCTGGGCGCTCTCTAGCGGGGGTGTGATAACCACCTGCACCGTAGAGGAGGCCACTAATGCAGTCGCAGGGGTGAGGAGGGATTGAACCTCTTTCACCGTCTGCGCGGGCACGTTGAACGCTAGAAGTAGTTGAATAATTGCGGCGACCTGTAGTGCGGTCATCATAGGCTTTTATTCTACCACAGCCTTCATCTGTAGGCTACAGCGGGTGTGGATACCGCTCTTGGTCGGCCCCCAGCACCACGAGCACCGAGAACTCTTGGCGTACTGCTCCGAGAGGAGCTTGGGAGACTTGAGAGCCTTTCGGCTGAGAGCGGGGCGTATCATTCCCAGTCAATTACGGCCGCTCCACACGCACAGTGCTTGGCCCTGCGAAACTGCTTGTGGCCGTTCACGCAGACTTTCCACTTCGGGGTTCTGTAGGGGAGGGGGCGCTTCATTGGTTCTCTTTGGCCCACTTGGTTCTGCGCCAGTTGGTGCAGTAGCTACAGGAGGCTTTTGAGGAGCGATGGGTGCGCTGCATCTTCCCTAAACAGTTGGGTGATTGCTTTCTCGTACACTCCACGATGACTGAGGGTTTCGAGACTACCCCCAGCTCCTTGAGGCGGGTGGCGACGTGTATCTCCTGGGCCTCGCGCTTCACGGCCTCGATGTACGCAGGGTCTTTGTAGTTGAGGCGCTGCTTCAAGTCCTCAACGCTCTTGGGCGCATACATTTCTACGGGGTCGGGGCGGGTCATGCGTCAACAATTTTGTTTGCTTGGTCGAAGGGGACGTTTTGATTGATAGGAGCCTCGCGCACCACCTCCGCCTCAAGCTCTATGAAGTCGGGGAGCGGATGACCTCCCCACTCAAGACCTATGAGACGCAAGACGTCTTCTGGCTTTATTCGTACCTTCATGTTTGTTGGGGGGCGGGCTCGTTCACGGGGTTGTACGCGCAGTTGTTTACTCCATGCGTCCAACCGCAGTTCCTGCACCAACCGTTTCTATCGCTCCATTCGTTCTCTTGCTTCATGACTGTTGGGGGGGTGGGCTACTTAGATACTTTAATGCCTCGGCGCTTCAGTTCTTCTTTTGCCCACTCGCGTTTTTCCATCAACTCCTCGTAGACGCTCTGACAGTACCAAACGAGGTATTCGGTCGAGAGTTCGGATACACGCTTACCCGTGTGCTTTCCAAATTGGACAATGCCGCCTTCGACCATTCGCCTTCGGGGTTGTGGGTTCTCGTTCATTTGTGGGCCTAGTTCGCCGTATCAATTAATTTCCCTGCGCCCGTGAACAGCCCCACCATGTCGCATCCTTTGCAGTAGGCTTCGTACGAACCACAAGCTATGCAACTATCGCCGTCCGTTTCCCATTTGTGGCGGTGCGTCTTCTTGGTGGCTTTGCGCTTCTCTTTCTTCATTGAAGGGTGGTTAGAAGCTCGGTGTACTCGGTGATTTTGTTTTCATAGAAGAGGCGGTCTGCCATCATTCCCTTAGTCTGCTCGTTGCGGCGCTTCAGTTCTTCTACGTCTATGCCGTCCGCTCTCAAATGACGCTCGTAGCCAATCCAATTGCCACTAAGGTGAATATTGCAGCGGTAGCAGGAAGGGCGAAGATTATCGAGGTCGTATCTAAGCTCCGCGCTACAAACAGACGATGGAATAAAATGCCCAAGATGAAGATTGCTACCTGAAAGACCAAGAGCACCACAACAGTAGCAAGTATCTCCATATCGTTGAATGATTATCGCTCGGCACAACTGCCACAGTGTCTTTTTGAGCTTTCCCACACTATCGGTGCGGGCTTTCTTGAGACGCTTCGTTCCCCTCTTCAGTGGCGTTTTCCGCTTTAGGGCAGTCCGCTTCAAGTAGCTCCATTTTAACACGCACAAAAAACCCGCCAGTGCGGCGGGTGGATAACTCAGTTCAGGACTTCGCAGACGCCGTCAATGACGTTGTGCAAGTCCCGTGTGAGCTGCGGCTTCTCAGCGACCTTCCCCGCGAGGGCAAAGGTCGCGGCGTTGAACAACCGCCAAGCAGTCCGAGAACCCCAGTCGTGCGGCGGTTCGTCGAAGGCTTTGAGAACGTGGCCGATGCCCTGCACGCCGATTACGTCCTTGCGGTACATGGACATGATGGCGTGGTCGGCCTGCGCGTCGGTGAGTGCCGTGCTCTGGTAGGTCAGCAGGCGTTGGTTCTGCGCAAGCCGTTGCTGTCCGAGGGGCTGGATGATGTCAGCCAAGAGTGCTGGGAGTTCACGCTTCGCCCGCACCGTGTGCTTCCGCCTGATAACATGGTCGGCGGAAAAGGCGAGGTTGTCGCAGACGAAGACCCGTGAGCCAAAGGCAATGCCGATGGGCAGGCTCTTGTCGTGCGAGTTTCGCAAGCCCAGCATGTCCGTGTACTCCCCGTAGGGAGAGCGCAGACACAGAACGCCGAAGTAGCGTGCGCCGTCTTCTGTGATGGCGTGGTGCTCCTCAGCAATCTCGTGCTGGTGAAAGCCGAGCGTGAAGCGCATGAGCTCCACAATCTCGTGGTGCGGGACGGGGACGTGGGTCTCCGTGGCGATCGGGACGGGGACAGCTCGAAGAGCGTCATACGAAACGGGGTTGGCCCCCGCGTGCAACATTAAGGTCATGTAGCCTCCTAGTCAGCGTCTATGGGTTCGTCGGTGTCGTATCGCTCCATGATGTCTGGCCTAAAGCCTTTCATCTTGCGCGCCTCGCACTTGTCGCAGACGAGGCACATGTAGATGCCGTGCCCGTCGTAGAGAGCACGGGGGCGTTCCTGCGAACCGCAGGGACAGAATTTGAGGGGCATGGTCAGCTCCTCAAAGCATCAAGTTGCTCGAAGGCGCTTCTTGCGTCCTGCAGATTGCTGTAGGCGAGCGCAACGTGCTCCTTCAGCTTTGCAGGGTCGTTGTGGTACGCCTCCAGCGCGTCGATGTCTGCGCTGAGGCAATCGCAAGCGTGCAGACCTTCACTAACAATCCGTGAGGCCATCGGCGCACGCCCGAACAGGCGGCGAAAGAAGTCTTTCATGCGAACTCTCCTGATGAAGAACGTTCGCTCCTAATTTTAACATGCAAAAGGGAAACCCCACCGAAGTGGGGCTGGCTTGCGTATTGCCGTTGGAGTGTCCACTGCGCCGACTTTAACGGCGTACAGGACAAGGCTCGATGACCCCGCTGCTGCGCTCTGCTTGCACAGAGTGTTGGTCAGCAAACGTCTAGATGGGAGCGGCGCAAGCCGAGTTTAGATGCGGCGTGGGTGCTGCGGTTTGATGAGGAGCGGCGGGCTCCAGTTTATGGGGCGTATTGCTTTTGGTTTTGTACGGCCGCTACTAACTCTAGCATGCGTCCAACAATATGCATTGTGCGACGCTTAAACGTGGCACTTGCACTGGGGCCAATGGCATACCCCGCACCATTTTGGCCCGTCGCATTTGCAGTAGTTACAGCACTTCGGCTCAAGCTTGATTGTCACCTTGTAGTCTACGTCTTTGAACAGGTCTTTGTAGACCTTTATGAATTTAGGCAGCTTCATCTCTTCGTATTGAATTTACCATAACGTTCAGGTCTGGAGATAAAGTCCTCCTTCGCGGGTTCTGGTGAACTTCGTGGCACCAGCCTGAAATGTCGCTCTGTTTTCTCTTCGACTATTGAGGGAGTAACCTCGAATGTTTCGTCGGGGCGAAGGTTTAGATACTCAATCAAGGCCCACACATGTTCTTTTACGCCGCGTGGCATCGGCATAGAGCCACCATAAAGGATGGCTTCGCTTTCAAGCTCTTTCACTCTTTTCCGCAGTTCCTCAAGCTGTCGAAACTGCTCATCCAGCCTGAAGTCTGTTGCAAGTTTGTCTATGCCCAACCAGCGTTTGAAAAGTCTTTTCATACGCAAGTACAGGCACCACCGCCTAAATCACAATTAGAGCAAATCGCTCGACCTTGGACACGCGCTACGCAAACTACGCATCCACTCCCGTGAATACACTCACGCTGCTGCTCCAGCAGAGCGCCCGAGAGGCGTCCCTTGAAAGCAATTACCAGCCTGTTCTCTGCTTGCGTCAGTCGCTTAAGCAGCGTCATTTCGGCATAGGAACTGTCGTAAATCGCTCTGTCCGCAAATTCTTGTTGGAGAATATCGTGGACAGCCCCTCTGAATGTCTCTTCGTAGTCTGCAATTCTCATAGTTGGTCAATACGTCGCACAACACAGATTGTGAGACGTTAGTTAGTGATAGTGATGATGCACGGCCTTACTTCGTAAGTGGCGTCAGCAAACGGCACACGGCAAAAGGCCTTTGCGTCGGCCTCAGAAGTGTAGACCTGATAAATCGAGCCGCCACCCAACATTTCGGGCGCACTCGTGTAAGGGATGTCTTCTGTGCCCTTCAAAACAATAGCCCAAGCTTCTTGCTGCATATTCTTCCGCTTGAACGTGCGCCCGCTAGTACAGGCGCACACTCAAACGCACTAGCTAATATGCTCTCAGTATAGCTCGGGATTGGAATTTCACCTGACGAGCTGGGGATAGCGAAGCGTGGCTCAACAGAGCCATATTCTGCGACTGGTTGCCCCACGTTCACGATGTCTCCTCGCGTTCTCTTCCTGCTCACACCACTACAGCCGATGCTCACTCTCGAAAGGAGAGGAGCGATGTTCAAAGAACTGTTCGATTACCTAACGCCTGAACGCTACCAGTCTTCCATCTGCATCAACGGCTGCTCGTATGAAGTCCCCCACAGCCGCAGTTTGTTTGAGAGAGAAAACGGCTGGTGTTTCAAGTGCAAAACCAAAACCGTGCGGCCGATTGCCGTGTTGTGCGAGGAGGTCTTAGATGGCATTCATCCGCGAACGCAAAATCGGTGAGCATGTGTACGTCTACCGAGAGACGAGGTGGCGAGAGGGGAAGAAAGTGCGCTCTCGCTCGGACTACCTCGGCAGGCTGAATGACTGGCTGCACGACAACATCACGCCAGAGAAGGGAGAGTACATGGCGGAGAAGATGGCCAAGCAGTACGGGCCGAAAGAAAAGCCAGCCAGTGAAGCTGAGAAAGAAAAAGCCGCCCCTGAGGACGGCTCAAGCCCTGCGAAGAGCGACGACGTTCCGAGCGGAGACTAACCACTGCGGCGGGAGCGAGAGCTGGCCAACGAAAGAAACGTAGCCGCTCGTGCTCCCGTCCGGATTTCGCAGGCAGAAGTAGACCTTCTTGCGCTGCGGGTGGAAGCCCACACCTAGCCTGGCCGCGTCCTCCTCCGAGATGCCCAGCTCCTTCACCTCCTCAGAGTAGACGAGCTTCGCCGCGAACTTCTGCGGGTCGAATGGGGCGGGTTGTTTCCCGCCCTCGGTCTTCTGTGGAGCTGTGGCACGGCTCTTGCTAATCAGTACAGTATCCCTATCGGGTACTGTTTCCGTGCCGAGCTGGTTGGCGAGGTAGTGCGCGGCGTCGGCGTCCTTGACGCCCAAGACATGCGCCGCGAGGCCAATTACATCCCCGCCCTTCTTGGACGAGAAGCAGTAGTACAGCCCCTTTGAAGGGGTGAGCACTATGGCTCGGTCTCCGCCGCTCTGGCACTTGGGGCAGGCGGTGCGAAACTGAGAACCCTCCTGCTTGAGCGTGAGCCCAAGCAGCTCGGCGGCTTGGTCGATTGGCAAGGCCGCTTTCAACTCATTGAAGTCGATATAGGGCACGACATCCTCCTCTGGGGATAAGAGCCACTAGGATAATTTTACCACGTATAATGAAGGTGGACTGCAACCCCAAAGGAGGACGTCATGGCCAACAAACGGCCCGACTACCACGTTTTCGTCTCACGCGAAGGTGGCGACAGGCAGACGTATTACACCCGCATCGGCGCGGCGTGGAACGTCGCCAAGGACGGCATCTCTATCCAGCTCGACGCGCTGCCCGTCGATGGCAAGCTCGTGCTGTTTCCGCCGAAGGACGGCGACTAAGCCCCTCCCCAAGCCTCCCGCCTCTCGCTATCCTGCGAGGGGCATTTTTATTGGGGCGTGCGTATGTGGTGGGAGTTGGTGCAGATTTTTGTTGGCTTCGGTGGCGCGTTGGTGGTGGGGTATCTCATCTGGAAACGCAAGCTGCTTCCGAAGAGCTGGCTTGAACTGCACGAGGCAGAATTTCCTTATCGCAAGGGGTACGTCAGTTTCAGTTTCAAAGTCTTGTCAGCAGTCTTCCTACTCCTGTGCCTGTTTGTTTGGTGGGGCACATGGTGGATGGAAATCTCAGCAACAGTGATGGTGCTTCTGGCCGCGCTCGGCGGCGTGGTAGCTGGCCTTGTTTTGGAGGCGGGGCAACGGGCGGGGGCATCTCGCATCCGGCTCAAAGAGTTCTTAAAAGAAGAACCGTTTGCGGGAAGCCAACTCGTCCACCTATTCGCTGATAACAGCAAGCGGGAGATTTACACCACACCAACGGGAGAGAGCTATCCTGTGGGGCCGTACTGCATCGCCTTGTCGAGAGCGGCAACGCTGCCTGCGGACTACAAGTGGAACTATGGAGGCGAGTTTTACGTCCGTCCCTCGGATGTAAATATGGACGCCTTGCGAGAGTGGGGTTCAATCCTGTTTCAGCCTGAGAAGGAAACCCCCGTTGCTCAACCGATGGCATATGCGGCTGAAGCACCGCAAGCTCCCTATGAAGCCCCCAAAGAGCGCACACTGAGTGAAAAGGTGTTAGACCGAATTTACAAAAGAAAGCCCCCCGAAGGGGGCTAGAACCAGTGCTTGAGGACGTATTCGAGTTTCTTGCGACCTTCGGGAGACAGTCTTTCGAGGAGGGTGAGGAAGAGGTCTACGAGGTACTCGTCCTCACGTCTCGGTTTCCACGCCCGTCTCATTGCTCTCTCCCTTGGGGGGACGGCCGCGCCTGGCCTCGCCAAAGATTTTCTCGAGTTCGGCTTCGGCTTCCTTGATTTTCTTAACCTGCTCGTACACGCGCTCGGCTTTGTCGTTCTTCATAGGCACTCTCCAATGTGCGGAAGATGTTGAACCCGTCCAACCAATCCTCCTCGGCCATGTGGCCTGTCGGCGGTGGAAAGGCATCTTTGAAGTCGGGTATTGCTTTGACGTGGAAGTGCTCTGCTACATCTTTTGCCTCCTGTTCTATAACTGCCTGAATGCCCTGCGCCCGTGAATGGGAGAGGGTGATGAAAAGAATTGAGATACGTCCTAAGCCATAGCGTTTTGAGTAAATCTTCTTCCGCAGGTACTCGGCGTAGTGGCGAACCTTCAGAGAAATATTCTGGCGGTCGAACTGGGACGTAAGAGGCTCGGTGCCTCGGTCAGCCTCGAAGCCGTGAAAATGAATAGAAGTCCCGTCCAGCTCGTAGCCGAACAGCGGCCCATCGGGAATTATCTTGCTCGTGCTCAAGGGGACGTGCGCGGGGTTCGCGTCGTCCTTCGTCGGCTTCCACGGGCTGCGAGAGATAATCTCGTCCTGGGTCTTGTAGCGGTACTTAGGATTGGCGTGGCGGAATGACCACTCAATCACAGAGGCCATGTGCTTGTGGCGGAAGTGGCCAGTAGATTTCTCGCGGCCTCGCCACATCTCGTGCTTGGCCAAGAGCGCTTCACCCTTCGGCCGGATTTCATAAATGGTCGGGCGGTAGCGGGCGTTGATGTGGTGCTTGGCTTCCTCAGGAACGCCGATATAGCCCTCCTGATTGAGAAGGTTGACGACCTTCTGCGTGTAGGTGTTCGGAAGAGAAGCCCTAATGTAGTTAGCGGGCAGGCAGTCGTACTGTTGAAGCAAGTCCAACACGGCGAGCTGGTGCTTCGAGCCGTGGACAGGTTGACCCTTGCTGGTAGGAAAAAATCGGGAGCGTCGCTTCATACCTCCTTGTAAAGAAAGTGCGTAGAGCGGTCGAAGGCCGCCATGTGTCTAAGTGTACCACGGCTATACGTGGTGTTCCGTGATGTTCACTTCGGGGTCTTTCTTCTGGTCGCCGTACTTCTCAAAAATCAGCTGCCGCAGTTCGTGATACTGCGCGTTGGTCATCTGCGGAAAGTCGCGCTCCCAATCCAGCTTTTTGAATGGAACGGTTCTCACTCGCGGACGGTCAGGCGGGCCGGTCTCGATGCGGGCTGGTTCGGGGATGGGCGTGCCGTCGTCCAGTTCTCGTGAGGTGCAGTAAGACCTAATAAACACGTCGTGTTGCAGAGAGTGTTTGGTCTGGGGATTGAGTATCTGCCCGTCGTTGTGATGGGCCACCGTCAGACACACCCGTTTGTTTCTGGCTTTGACCAACATTGAAGCGAAACGGGCGTCGGTTTTGATGTAGTCGTGCGCCTCGTCTATCACGACAAACACATGCTTCAGACTTCGCTCGGAGTGTGCCCCTCGGCGGTCAACCAGCTTGGAGAGAAAGGCAATGAAGAGCCGTCCGAACACCTCAGCCCCCTTCGGGGAGAACTTAGACTGGTCGGCGTCAATGAACAGCACTTTGCCCCCATTGTGCAATTCGGAGATGAGGTTGAGATTGCAGGTCGAGGCATTGAGCATCCGGTGAAGTGCTCGGTTGTTCGTGAGGGCCATGAGGCGGTTCAAAATGGCGTTGCTGGTTTGGGGCGCGACGTTGTTGAAAGCCACGTCAAAGTAATAGCGGGTGTCGGCGTCGAGCTGGCCGTACAACTCAGGAAAAGGATACTGGCGGCGCTTGGTAGCTTGGGGTTTGAAAAACTCCTTGAGCACTTCGAGCGAGGCGTCGGGGTGATAGGCGGCCCCACGGATAATCCAGCCGAGCGCATCGGTCATAATGTCGGTCGAACCGTCCTCAGTCATTCCTGAGAGGGCGTAGGTCAGAATGTCAGCCCCCGTGGAGATGTCGCGCTCCCCTTTCTCGTTCTTGATTTGAAAAGGATTGAGAGCGAGGGCGTAATTGGGGTCGGCGTCAGCGATGATGATGTTCTCGTAAAGGGGATGGTCTTTAGCGAAGATTTCAAGATGGGGAATTTGTCTCGCAAGTCTTTGGCTGTCTAACACTACGATACTTGCCTTGCCTTCTGCTACTTTCGGAAGGTCGTGGAGGATGTAGTGGCTGAGATAGGTCGTCTTCCCTGAGCCTGGGGCTCCTAAGGCTCTGTGATGCTGGGTTCTGGCTTGGTCGGTCAGTCCCCACGGCACGTCAACCCAAAAGAGCGGCTGCAACATGGGGTGCAGATACAGGGTCGGAACGTCCTGCTCACCTTCATAGTGAGAAGGGTAAATGAGTTCTCCCTTGCCGCCCATTTCCATCCATGCGCTCTTGGCTCCCTCTAAGGCGTGAACGGCGGCGGGGTTTTTGAAGCCGAGGCGCATGAACGGGACGATAATTTCTGACGCCAAACTCTTCACGTCCACCACGTCAGTGATGGGTATTTCAAACTGGTGCGCTTCGGGTGACTTGGGAAACTGCCGCAGGTACGGCATGAACGCGCGCACAAAGGCATCAGCGTACTTTTCATCACCATAAGCGGCTGCAAAATCTGCAAACGGCTGGTACTTCATTTGCAGTTCGGTGAGCGTGTCGGGGTGGTCGGCTGTCGGGGGTGGGAGCTCTGTGTTGGGAATGGTGTGCTCGTAGATGAATTTGGTGGCGCGAAGCATCAGCTCCCAAATGTTTTCAGGGACGAAGAGTTGGGCGCGATTTACAGCTTCCTCAAGCCGAAGCCGCACTAGGTCGGTGAAATCCAGTGAAGAAAGATACTGACGGTTAGCTCTCTCATAGAGACGCTGTGTGCGGTCGATGTTCTCACGAAGCATTCTCGCATCAAACGCTCGGCTCTCCTCAAGCCTGCGCTCGTGCTCCTGTTTCTCAGCTTCCTTTTTGTGAAGATTGTTCGTCCAGACCACGAAGCCTATAAACGCCGCTATCACTACAGCAATGAGAATGAGAAATGCGACGACGATGAAGAAACTAGCTATGCTCTCGTGGTTGCGCTCCCAAACCACGAGGCCGACAAGAAAGGCAATGATGAGGCCAACGAGAACGTGCACCTACTCCCCCAGCTCGAAGTTGTCGCCCGTTTGCTGGTAGAGATTACGCGGTTCGGTGTGTTTCGTGTAGATGATTAGTTCCTCCGCATCCCGCCTGGATGTCCTATAAATGCGCTTGTCCTTAATGGTTAGCAGGGCGTCCTTGAGCGTGTCCGATACGTCGGAGAGGTTGCGTAGCCCTACGGTGAGCCGTTCCTGCCAAACCAGTGAAGTGTGAAAGTCCCGCAGATGATACCCTCCATCAAGGACAATGACGTGTCGTTTAACTTGTCCGATAAGCAAAACGGAGAAGAGTTTGCAGAGGTAATCCCCCAGCTCCGCTCGGTTCAAGCGGGCTAACACTACACCCTTGAAGGAAAAGTTGGTGGGGTTGCACAGTACCCGTCTTGCGATTGGTGAAAGCAGTAAATCGTCAACAGTCTCTTTGGCGTCATCGTAGCCTGAGTGCTTAATCGCGGGGAGCTTGTCGAGCCGCGAGGCTTCGAGAAACATTCTGGTCAAGGCCCGCTTGCCGTTGCGGTAGGTCATCAAATCCTTGTCGGGGTACAGGGCCTCGGCAAATTCTCTGGCCCTAATGTCATCAATTCCCCTGAGGGGATTGAAGCTGTGCTGATGAACGTCAAAAACTTTTGCACGGGGGAAATGCTCTTCAAACAGTGAGGTGTCGTCGGCAATCAAAAGAAAGCTGGACGGAGCGTTAGCGATTGCCTCACGGGTTTTGTCGGCGTGGCCGATTAGTAGCATGGGTGGTGCGGTTGTCGGTGAGTAGAGCCCGCCTCTTGTCAGGAAATGCTCACGGGCCGCGCCACCGCTAAATGTGCAGTCCACTTGTAATTATAACCTGTCCGCATCCTGTTCGTCTGGGGCGTAAGCCCCGACCCAATCCGCTGCGTCCCGCGTGTGTAGTGGTATACGGAGCACGTCGTGGTCGGCGGTAGCGTCGGGTTCGCAAAGTTTTGCGAGCACGCGCTATATAGACGAAGTCAGGGGATTGGGTCGGGGCTGATAGGCCACGCGAACAGGTGCGGAAACGTAAGCGATAGCAACGTGAAAGCGGCAATAGCCGTCTTTGCAAGTGTCGCTACAAGGTAGAACAGCCGTAGCGATAGCACAGGCGTGTACCTAGAAAGAAAAAGGCCGACAGAGTTTGCAACCTCCATCGGCCTAATTTGAACCCCGCTAGGGGCATACACTTAAAAATAACTCGGAGCTGGAAGGTTGTTGACCCACGCTTCGATTTCATCCTCGTACCAGCAAATGCGCGAAGTACCTGGCTGTCGATGACACTGAGGAAACTTCATCGCCTTCATCAGTCGTCGGAGATGTACGCGGCAGTAGGTGATGTTCCACCTTTCTTTTAAGTCCGAGTAGTAGACCAACCTTCGGGATTTGTGCATGGCGTCCTCTCGGAGCCTGTGCACAGTCTCTCTGGTTAGCCCACGGCGGAATGCCGTGAGTGCGGTGAATGTAGCGTGTAAGAGCACATGAGGGAAGGTTCGCCATGTACTCTCATGTTGCCTGTTAGGGAAGGTGGGTAGTGAAGGTGGGTAGCGGGTGTGCCGCTAGGCGAATTTGTGAGGAAGTGTAAGAGGTTATCTTCCTAGTTCGACGCGGCCCCTGGGCACCAGAGCTTTCTACCCACCCAAGTGTCCGTAGTTGGTTTCCCGTATTCCCCTGAGATGTTCTGCGATGTGGCCTCATGTTCGCAGAAGCATGGGTAGAACATGGGTAGGAGCGTGGGTAGCGTTCTCATCTTGTCTGCGAGTGCTACCCACCTTTGTTCATCTTCGGGCGGTGGTTCGGTGCCCGGTGTCCACAGGTGCGGGCTTGCGCGTTTTCCAACCCGTGCTTGAATTAAAGTCTATTAGCTAGTCCGTTCGCGTCTGTGCCTTTGCGACTAGCGGGGCACAGGTTCGAACGTAAGAATCATGAAAGATGAGAAGAGTGAGTTGCCGCCTCTGAAAGAGGCATACAAGTTAAGCGAAGAGAACCAGCACATACTGGAGCGTTTTCGAGATGAGCTCCAGCGAAGGCTGGGAGTGTCGGTCGGCTTCGAGGTCTACAAAGAGAATTTCCTGACGTATCCATCCATTCATGCAGATACGATTAAGGTTGAGGTCATGGTTGGTGGATGGAGACGTGTCGCTGTCATTACTGAAATCGAGCTAGATATTCAGGCTGGTGGTTCGTTCTATTACTTTTGCCGACGTATCGCGGACGACGTAATGAATGACATCCTCAAAATAGGAGCGGCTCGGGTATAAAGGTTCGGGCGGTATTCGCGCCTACTTGAATTCTTCGGCCGCAAACTTTCTCAGTACATCGAGAATGTTCATCCGCTTTCTGCCGTATGAGTCATACGCTTCGATGTGGCCCTCGCGGAAATTGTGGTCGCCGTCGAGCCTTTTTTGTGCCGATTCAAATATCCACGACTCGAACTTGCCTGCCGCTAAATCCAATTCCTTCAGCTCGTCGTAGAACTCAGGAAAATAGATTGCCGAAATCGCCAGTACTTTTGTGATCGGATTTACGCCCAGTTCCGCTTCCTTAGCGAAGATACGAATGCTGCGGGCTGTGTCCAACCAATGAGAATGCTCATGGATAGCCGCAATCATCTCTTCAAACTTTTCTGCCCGCTTCTTCCGTTTCTCAGCGTTCTGCTTTCGAGTCTCCAAAAGCCAACCGCCAATGACGGTGCCGAAGACACCTATCGCGCCACCAACAATTACCGGCCATAACGTTGCATCAGCCATGAGCGCCCCCGAATCTCTGGGCGCATAATACCGCTCCGTTGCCACATAATGGGACTTAGGGAACCGTGGGTAGGGAAGGTGGGTAGGCCGCGTGGTCGAACGCGAAAAACAAGCCGCTGCAAGTGCTTAGACGGTCAGATACGGTCGGCCCCTGGGCACCACACAGCATAGAACATCGTGAGACTTGAAAGAACACCAGCGCACTTTTCGTTAAGTGCTGCAAAGCCTTGAACGCTGGGACGATGGCACGCCGTAAAACATCCGTGCCGTTGGTACGACTTTCCAAAGCTGGGTAGAATGGTGGGTAGCTCGTTCTTCATCTCGGAGGCGCTTACCCATGCTCACTCGACAAGAAGTCCTGCGGGCCGTCGCCAAAGAGAAGCCGTACAAGCTCTCGGATGGGAACGGTCTGTCGCTGCTCGTGATGCCCAGTGGCTCGAAGCTGTGGCGGTTCCGGTATCACTTCCACAACGTCGAAAAGATGCTCTCGCTCGGTTCCTATCCCGAAGTTGGGTTGGACGAGGCGAGGGAAAAGCGGGACGACGCGCGGAAAATACTGCGCGGCGGAAATGACCCAGCGGCCCAAAGGCAAGAGGAAAAGGTCAAGACCGCCACGGCGGGATTGTTCGCGGATGCGGCTGCAGAGTACCTGTCCAAGCTCGAAGCCGAAAGTGCTGCTGAGGCCACGATGGAAAAAAATCGGTGGCTCCTGCTCGACCTTGCCTCCCCGTTAGGGAAGCGTCCCCTGCGGGAAATTACGGCTGCTGAAATCCTCGGTGTCCTGAAAGGCATCGAGAAGAGCGGACGGCGGGACACGGCTAGACGGCTAAGAGGGGTGATTGGTTCGGTCTTCCGCCACGCCATTGCAAACCTCAAAGTCGAGAACGACCCGACGTTTGCTCTGCGGGGCTCTCTGCTAAAGCCTGTGGTCAAACACCGTCCTGCCATCACTGACGAAGTGCAGTTTGGCAGGCTCATGGCGTCGATAGAGGCCTACGATGGGTGGCCCACCCTGAGAGCTGCGCTGCAAGTGTTGGCCCTTACGATGACCCGTCCTGTCGAGCTGCGGCTGATGAAGCGTAATGAAATCATCTGGCCGAAGGCGGTGTGGAGAGTGCCTGCTGAGAGGATGAAGATGCGGCGCGAGTTTGATGTGCCGCTCTCGAAGCAAGCCCTCGAAGCGCTGAGAGGGGTGTGGGAATTGTCGGAAGGGGGAGAGCTAGTGTTTCCCTCCATCCGTTCAAAATCCA